TTTCAAGACGAATCGATTTGATCAATAAAATGTTTCGATTCGCCTTTAAATGACGGGTTTAAGATTCACCCCGTCAACTTTGCTGTATGTTCGAATCTCTCATAAAGGGGGGTTAGCTACAGCATCCAACAATAATAACAATAGGAGGCAACTATGAGTCTAGCAACAGGAGCAAGAGCTATTATGGCTTGGGCTATGCGTGGGACTAAACAACTTTCGCCTTATAAAAGCCAATATGTTAAAATGATAAAAGGCAAAGGCAGGAAAGTAAAAGGTGTGGCAGAAATGCGACCATGGGCTAAATGGGCTATGGGTTCGGAAAAGACAGGTCTAGGCTGGGCAGGTATAGGAGAAAAAGGTAGGGCAAGAGCTCTGCATGGTTATACTAAAGCCTACAAACACACTAGAAAACACAAAAAGCTCTATGGAGCTGGTGTTGCAGGTGCGGCTGCTTGGGACTTTTTACCAGGCAAGGATAACCCGTAATGTCTAAACCCAAGTACGGGTATTCCCACGTAAAGAAGTCCAAGAAGAAACGTAAGGGCAAACACGTTAAAAAGAAAAATAAAAAAAACAAGAAGAAGCGTAACAGAGGACAAGGCAGATAATGGCTATTAAAAGTATTACAGATGCTAATCCAGTTCAAGATCTAGGAGCATGGGGAGAAGTTAAAAAATTCCATAAAACTGGATTTGGAAAAGCTATGATTTGGGGTGGTGTAGCAGGATTAGGAATTAAGATAGGTTTAGGCTATGGACTGTATAAAGCAGGACAAGCTAAAGGTAGAAAAGAACAACCTAAGAAATATATGGCAGGATAATGGTAAAAAAATTCTTACTTGGAGGCGTACCTAAATTAAAACTTCTTTGGAAGGGCAAGTCTAAGGATTACCCTGGGATAAGACAAATTATCCAAATGAATAAATCAAGGGTTATACAAAAAAAGAAACCTAAACTAAGGATAGTATAATGGCATTACCAGTAGTAACAGCAGGTGTAAGACTAGCGATGGCTATAGCAAAGCATGCTGGTAAAAAACTTGTTAAAAAAGGTACTAGAGGATATAAATTAAGTAGAAGTTTAGTTAAAAGTAAAAGAGCAAGAACACGATTTGCAAAATCTACTGTTAGAAAATCAGGAACTGCTCTTAAGTATGCTTCTAAACAAGCATCAACTATAGGAAAAGGAACAAAAAGACATTTAAAGTTTTATTCTAACGTACTAGCACCAGGAGGAATAAAGCCTAATAAATTCTTGTCAAAAAGAGGTTTAAAACATTTAATAACTAGACCTACATTTGGAGAAGTGCGACCTTATCCTAAAGGATTAGGTCAATTCCAAATACCAAAACGAGGTAACGTATATAAAACACACATGCGTATTTCTACAAAAGGTAGAAAAACTAGAGGCAAAATTATGACAGGTGGTTTATATAGTGGTATTATAGGATATAGAACATTGAAAGATTAAATTATGGCACAAAGAAGACTAGAAAAACTAGCAGACAAGATTATAAGATTGACACCTGAAGAAGGTGAACAATTGGCTCTTATTTTAAGGGCTAAGTTAATGCCTGAAATGGCACGACAACAACAAGGGTTATTGCAACAGCAGCAGCAAATAACGCCTCAGATGGCACAAATGGGACAAAGACCAGGTGGTCAAATGCCTATGCCAACTGCAAGAATGGCTGCACAACAAGGACTATTAAGATGAGATATATAACACCCGTTATTGAATGGGGTAAGAAAGTGGGACCTAAGATATGGTCCAGAACTAAAGAAGCTCCAGGTCAAGCAAAGAAAATTGCTACTGATACTTTCTCAAAGATGCATCAATCAGAATCATGGAAAAATGCATCAAGAGCTATAAGTGAAATGAGCTCAATGCAGGTTAGAGAAGTAGGAAAGAAGTTTACAACAAAGACAGGAATTGGTATATCTGCAGGTGTAGCTGGCGGAACAGTTGGCTATATGGCAGGTAAAAAGAAAAAAAGAAATAGATATGGCTAATTGGAATCCCTTTGCGAAACCTAAACATTGGACTGCAGGAGTTAAAGAATCTATATCTGAGTTAGGATCTAAGGTTAAAGGTGTAGGGATTAAGGCATGGAGCAAAACTCCTCCTAATGTTAAATTAGGACTTGGAGTTGCAGGTGTTTCAGCTGGTATAGTAGGTGGACTTGCAGCATCTATCGCAGTATCTCCTCGTCTAAAACCCTCAGATCCAAAATATAAAGCTCTTAGAAAAGGTGGTTTTATAACCGATAAACAACATAAAAAACAACTAGCATATTGGAGAAAAAGAAATGCCTAAAGTAGGAAAGAAAAAATTCAGCTATACTAAAAAAGGTAAAGCTGCAGCCAAAAGGTACGCTAAGAAAAAAGGTAAAAAAGTTAAGTCAAGTTACTAATGGCTCAATGGATACAAAAGGCGAACCGATCTATTAAAAGACGGGGGACAAAAGGGGTGTGCACGGGTGCAAAATTTGGTGGACCTACTTGCAGACCTGGAACCCGTAGATATAACTTAGCAAAAACATTTAAGAAAATGGCAAAAAGAAGAAAGAAAAGATAATGGCAAAAGCAAAATTTTTAAAAGAATTAAAAACATGGACAACTCCAGCTTTTACTGAAAGAAAGATATTTAAAACTTTAGGTAAAACTCTTTACAGAGCTGGCAGATTTGCATTTAGAAGACCACTTCTAACTGCTGCAGTATCTTATTCATTAGGAAGACCTTTAAGAAGACGTAAAAAGTATCTTAAAAATAAATGGGGTGGTGGACCATCTGCAGGTAGACGAATAATGCATAAAGGAGAATGGCTATTTTAATGGAAGACGCAGAACAAAAATCATACGAGAATGAAGTAAATCATTCTTCTGAAAATAACCATGGTGGTAAACGGGAAGGTGCAGGTAGACCTGTGGGATCTAAAAGCAAAAAACAATGGAAAGGTATGCAAGAACTAGCAGAAAAACATAATACTTCTCCTTTGGATTATATGCTAGGTGTGTTAAACAATCCTATGTCTTCACCTGATAAAAAATTATACGCAGCAGAAAAGGCAGCACCTTATATCCATCCAAGGTTAGCATCTTCAACTTCAAGAATAGGATCTGATGAACCCATCGAAATCAAAGTCGAATGGCAAAAAGATTAACATTGTTAAAATACCCTATAAGCCAAGAAAATACCAAAGAGAAGTTCACGAAAACAAAAAAAGATTCACAGTATTAGTCTGCCATAGACGATTTGGAAAAACAGTTTTAGCTGTCAATGAAATGATTAAGACAGCAGCAGCAAAACCTAGATCATTATGTGCATTCATAGCTCCAACTTATAGGCAAGGTAAATCTATAGCTTGGGAGTATTTAAAATTTTATACAAAACCTCTCATGTATTTGGGAGGCAATAGGAACGAAACTGAATTAAGAATAGATTTATTTAACGGAAGTCGAATTCAAATATTTGGTGCAGATCATCCTGACAGTATCCGTGGAATGGGATTTGACGGAGTTGTTATGGATGAATATGCAATTATGTCCCCCAGGGTATGGACCGAGATAATTAGACCATCCATTAGTGATAAGTTAGGATGGGTTATGTTTATCGGAACACCAATGGGACATAATCAATTCTGGGAAGTCTATGATTACGCCCAACGAGGTCATAAAGACTGGATGGGTAAGATGTATAGAGCATCAGATACCAAGGTGATTCCAGACGAGGAGCTGGCTCAGGCACGTTCCATAATGACCGAAGAACAATTCGAGCAGGAGTTCGAATGTTCTTTTACTGCAGCGGTCTCAGGAAGTTATTACGGAAGATTAATAACGAAAGCAGAACATGATGGAAGAATCTGCTCCGTGCCTGTGGATACTAACGTAGGTGTAGAGACGTGGTGGGATTTAGGTATAGGAGACTCGACAGCAATTTGGTTTGCTCAACGAGTGGGACAGGAAATACACCTAATAGATTATTACGAAACTTCGGGAGAATCATTGGCACACTATGCAGATAAACTTGAAGAAAAAGATTATGCTTATGAACGTCATATAGCTCCACATGACATAATGGCAAGAGAATTAGGAACTGGAAAATCTAGACTGGAAGTAGCAAACGAACTGGGAATAGATTTTGAAGTAGCTCCTAAATTAGAAATTGATCACGGAATAGAATCTGTGAGAAATATGTTACCGAATTGTTATATTGATAGAATTAAATGTAAAATAGGCATAGATGCTATCAGACAATATCGGAAACAATGGGATGATAAGAATCAGGTTTTTAAAAACAAACCGCTACACGATTGGTGTTCACATGCAGCAGATGCATTAAGATACGGAGCTGTACATGATCCCATTGATGTAAGTGAATGGGAAAAACCAATTAAAATAGATACAAGATACATAGTATGAAATCAGAAAAAGATATATTAGCAGTTTTAGGAAGAGAAATACATAACGCATCAGGTTTTATTGGTGGCGAATTAGTTGCTCGAAGAAAAAAATCTCTTCAGTATTATTTGGGTATGCCTTTAGGGAACGAACAAGAAGGTCGTTCTCAGGTAATATCCAATGATGTACTCGATACAGTAGAAAGTCTCATGCCTTCCTTAATGAGAATTTTTACTTCAGGAGACAATGTATTTAGTTGCGAGGGTACGGGACCAGAAGACGATGAAATGGCACGTCAATGTTCTGACTACCTTAATTACATATTTTATAAAGAGAACTCAGGATTCCTGGCTCTCTATTCAGCATTTAAAGATGCTTTAATACAGAAGAATGGAATTCTAAAAGTTTATTGGGATGATTCTCAGAAAACTGAGAGAGAAGAATATACAAGATTATCTGATGATGAATTTAACGATCTCGTTACAAATCCAGAAGTTAAAGTTAAAAATCATTCAGAATACGAAGAACCGATTACTGACGATCAAGGAAAAGAATTAGATAAAGTAACTCTCCATGATGTAGTCATTCATAGAACAAGATTATACGGACAGGTTAGAATTGAACCAGTTCCTCCAGAAGAATTTTTAATTTCAAGACGAAGT